AGCAACTTGCTGCCGTCGCTTAGGAAAGTTACGACGAACCTTGACAATACTAACGTCTTGGCCACCGTAAAACTCCTTACCGCAAGACTCTCTGAATCTTCCGATCCAGAAAGACTTTTGGCGACCAACTCTTGCGCCGAAACGCTCAAGAAGGTCCACGACGGTATGCACACAGTCAACAGGGATAACTAAATCATCCCCGTAGACGCGCACCTTGCCAGAATACTCTAAAAATTCAGAGGATCTGGTAAAGTGGTATCCTCGCTCTTTCTCAATCCCAAGGAAGATAATGGTCAAAAAGACCATAGCCTCAATGGGAAAGCAAAGGGCGGAACCCATAGACGCGAACTTGGATAAGGGTATAACCCCAAAACCAGGAACGTTGGCTCTCTCAGTCCTGCAAGCGAAGACAGCCTCTTTGGCAAGAGGATGTCCAGCAAGGAGGATAGAGACGAGCCTACTAGAGACGCGATCGGAAGCCTCACTCAAATCGAGAGTGGCCAGGGACCCATCAAGGGACCCTTTCTGAGCCATGAGCTGGTTAGGCTCTTGGGAATCAGAACCCAAAAACCCATCAATGAAAGATTGACGGGTTGCACGTAAAAGCGACTCGAGCAATCCTTGCTGTACGTACTGTACAGTGGAAGGCTCAACCGCAATTATGCGTGGCGTCTTTTGCGTCTTAGGAACGGAGATAACCCGAGAGGGCATCTCCATACCAGGTTCCAGGAAGTCAACACCGTCTTTCGAATACTCACTTACATAGCGAGCATTCGGATAGAGGAAGTCTCCGACATGGAAAACTTTCTCAAGACGATCGGTCCAGTAGCGGGTGCCGTACTTACCATTACTGGTAAGTCGGTCAGCCGTAGCTCCTGGACCGTGTTTCGGGACTATTCGACCATGGTAGATATCACTATCCACCATAGAAAGAATAGAATCGAAAAGCAAACGACCCATACGACCAAATTCAGAAATACTTGAATCGGGGAGTATAGAGTCTGCATAGTTGACCTCCTCATCACAATGGACATAATCCCTCATAGCCTTCATCTCCCTTTCGGGAGTACAAGGTAGAAGCATCTTACCGAAAACCAGAGTTAACTGGCGGACGGCAAAAATAGCTTCAATAGACAGATCGTCCATGAGGATACCACTACAAGAGTCAAAAACAGCCTCCGTGAAACCTCTCAGAAATGAGGGGAGACACGAGCCAGTCTTCCGAAAAGGAAGAAAGGCTTTGGGAGACACCATCCCTTGGTCAAGACAGAATTGAAAGTCTTTTCCAAAAGATGGAAGGGTTATCGTGAGAAACGACAAACCCTCGTTTTCGACTCGCCCTTGGATAGTTTTACTATCCATGGTGGTGCTAGTGCTACATCTACTCGCCATTTCAGAGGCGAGTATATTCCAGAGTGATATCAGGCTTTTCATAGGCCCTCCTAATAGAGGTGTCTATCCTTAGCCTTGTCACACTGAAGGGAGGTTCAACTCACTACAATATTGAAGTGAGAAGAACCAGGCCTAGAGTAAGCCCGGCAAGCAAGCCAATCGCAAGCAAGATAATAATTGCGAGAAATTGCTGGCCTGACGTGGCATGATTGTAATCGTAACCACGATTACGATCTGCCATACACTACCTCCAATCCAATAGAGTGTCAACTGGTTTCACTACTTACGGAAACCCAAGGGTTAAGACTCACCCCCGAGGACCCGAGTAGTGAGGCCGTAAGTGGAAGCTGAAAGAAGACCAACAAGGCCTTCGACCAGTTTCTTATTTTCGGCCACGGTAAACCCGTTGACAGGACGGTCTACGACCAAATAAACAGAAGTACTAACTTCCTGTTTTTTGGATTCTTCGTAGACGTTCGTAGCGAGCTTACTCACGTCGATTCGCACCAGATGGCGCTTGCGATTGTTCGCCGTCTCCTGAGTGGAGATGGAGAGCTTCACAAGACCATCAGAGGTCTCGTAGATCGATTTGAAGTCACCCGTTGAAACACGGGCAGCTTCGACTTCGGTCCCCGCGACTTCTTTGAATTTCTGCGGATCGGTCAGTGCCACTAGGCACACTCCTTTTTCTGTGGCTCACGCCACGTTGGTGTTTGCAGATGAATCTGCTACAGCAACCTGGTAATACCAAGAGCTGCAGTAATAGCAAGCTGAGTAGGTGACAAACCCTCCCAGCCAATGCTAAATCCAAAGGGGCTTGCGGGAACTCTTCGTTTAGTGACAGTAGTATGGCCACTAGACCAGGGTGAACCAGAGGTAGTGGTGTACGGATCGCCAGGCTTTTTAAGCGCGACGAACGTACCACCCCCACCTTCCGCGGTTACAGTTTCGATGGATTCTTCCATCACGTAACCGTAGCGCAAGACAAGACCGGCTAGTCCAAAATTGCTGACGTTGTTCACAACCTCGCCAGCATTTGAGAACCAGTCGACGGCCCAACTCCATGGCGTCAACTCCCAAAGAATGTCGGGAGTAAGGGCGATTCCGAAGAGCTGATCGGCTTGTGAGCCGAACCCAAGCATCTTTCCCCAGCTGTCAGTTGAGGAAGGTAATGCGTAGGTAAAACAGCCCTCGAACCACCTTTTGGTTTCCCTAACCAGGTGAACCTGACGCAATGGTTCCGGAGCTTCATGTTCTACGAATTCGGGTCCCGGAAATATCGGGGACTGAGGTTTCGCAGGCAATGAAGCCCGGAATACATCTGATGGAAAATCAAACCTCCTATGAGTATTACTGCCCTCCCCTGCGTGATATTGTTTCATGACATCACGTGAGTGACGAGCAGCGTTGCCAACTGAATGGACTTCGTCCACCAGTGGTAACCAACCGAATACTTGGTTGAGATACTCACTACCGGCGCCCTTAAGGGCTTCGGTCTTTTGACGCCACAGCTGAACACCCGGGAGAGCCGGAAGGCCCTCACGGTATGATTCAGCAAGAGTGGTGCCGAGGTTGGAGGCAGGGTTAGTTGGCGCAAGAAAGGAAAGAGCATCGGTTCCAGCCGTAACCATCGACGATTCATTCTTATCGCCGAAATTCTTGGCTATGTTCTGGTAACCAACTTCTTCCTTCTCGCTCAGGGAAGGACCATTCCCAAAGATAGGACCGGAATAATACCGGCGCCTAGCAATGGAGAATGCGTCTTTAACGGCACCAGGAGAAACAAACTCCTGGACCCGACTCGTATAAAACGGGCCGCCTGAATCATATTTTCCGGTTTTCCGGTTAATAGGATGCCCTTCGGAAACAGTATTCTGTTTCCCGGAGATCGAATTTCCGTAGTGGATTCCTTCACTCCCGTAGTCTTCAGGAGCTAGGACTAAATTGCTTGGAAAAGGAATTTCCCAAGATCTACTACGTTCCTTCGAGCCCGACATCAGATAGTTCCCTTCTTTAAAGAGGAATTACTCCCTCTAGTGGATGATGCACTGCAGGCCCGGCGGAAGAAGCCTTAACGAGGCAGCTTCC